AGTCACTGAAATGGCTATACAGCTTAATAATGCAATGCATACAGGTTTTACTGTATCCCATAGACTTGTTAGAAGTGAAACCATGCATTATCTAAATGAGAGTGCATTTAAAGGTTATAAAGATGCAGGGTGTGAAGAAGTTCAGTTATGGGCTGCAGAAGATGAAAGAACTTGTGACATATGTGGGGCTAAACATGGAAAACCATATAAGCTAAAAGATAGACCAATACTTCCGCTCCATGCTAATTGCAGATGTACTTATTTACCTGTTGTTAAAGATAAGAAAGAAGAAAAGAAAACCTGGGAAGAATTTAATATAGAGGAAAAACAATTTAGCAGTAAGAAAGAAATAGCTAATTACTTGTCTAGTGAATATAACCTAAGCTTTTCTGACAGTAGAAAGTATCCAATACATAAGGATATACTACAAGATTCAGTAAATTGGTTAGATAAGTTTAATAGTTATTTTAAAGGGTTTAAGGATATTAACCTTGTGGAATTACCATCATTTAAAATTAAACCTGATATAAAGTCAGTAGGATATTATAGCTACTATACTAATAGAGCAGAAGCAGTTGAACTAGTACTGAATGGGTTGTATTTTACTGATAAAGGGTATAATATGAAATATATAGAAGAATGTATTAAAAGTAAATGGACAGTACCTAATGCAAAAGGACATAAAACCTTTGTACATGAATATGGACATCATGTAGCTAACTCTTTAAAATGGTTAGATATAAAGAGTGGATCATATAAAGGAACTGACTGGTATAAAGATTTTATGAATGAAGTTATAGGTGACTATAATAATAAGTATAATAAGGGTATAACATTTAAAGATACAGCAGAGCTAGTAAGCAGATATGGTGGAACTCAACCAGGTGAAGCATTTGCAGAGGCATTTGCTGAATACTTTGGTGGAGATAATCCTAGAGATTTTGCTAAGGTATTTGGTACAAAAGTAGAGAATAGATTAAATGAATATATAAAATAAAAAGGAGTGAGAGAATGGAAGTAGTAAAACCTAAATTTATAGATACTGAATATGCATATTATGATGATGAAGGACTTAAAATTAAAGATAATTCTCCACAATGGGTAAAAGACGAATATAATCAGTTTATGAGCTTATTAGGAGATGGAGAGATAACACAAGAGTAAAAGTACTTACTTATATAGATTGGTAGGTACTTTTGTATTATGTTAAAACATTAAATATTAATTTAAATTAAGCAGAGAGATAATATAAAAGTGTGTGGTGTGGGGGAGTTGAATTATAAGTATGGAACTTAGTTTAATTATTGGTATAGGTGGTACGTTATTAGGTGCTATAATGGGTGCACTTGGGTCTTATTTGAGTTCAAAAAAAATTTTACAAGAACAATTTTCGAGAGAAGAAAGAAAAATTGATATAGAACAACAAAATAAAAAGAAACTTCTTATTAGAGTAATATCAACAATATTAAAACAAGAAATTATTAATAATCAAGATGGTATGCCGCTCAATATGTGTAATAGTATTAAAGAAAAGCTAGAGATAGTTAAAACGAAAGGTATTGCACAACAATATAGAGTGGCCGATATAGACAATAGGATAAAAGTTGATATGTATGAAGAAATGAAGTGGGAACTTATGAAGTATTCAGGTGATCCTATGATTTTAGATATTATTGAATTATATAATGATTTTTATTTGATAAAAAGAGGTTTTGACATATATACTATGAAAGTAAAGGAGATAGAAAGAATAAGTACTTTGGAAGATAGAATTATTGAGTTACTTGATAAACTGATTTGATAACTATAGTGAATTGTAAATAAAACACGTTTGATTAAGTCTTAGGAAACTAAGGCTTTTTATTATACCTAAAATTGGTCAGCTGATAAGACCTAAAACAGTCGGTTCGTTGGTGGCTAGTAACACACCTAAAACTACTTAATACGAAAGGAGATTTATATTATGAAAACAGAATTTTTAAAAGGATTAGGACTAACAGAAGAACAAATTAAATCTATTATGGCTGAGAATGGTAAGGATATTGAAGCAGAAAAGGAAAAATCAAAAGCTGCTACAACTGAGTTAGAAGATACTAAAACTCAACTTAAAACTGCTAACACAACTATAACAGATTTAAAGAAAAACAACGGAGACAATGAAGCATTACAAACAAAAGTAAAAGAGTATGAGAATACTATTAAAACTCAAAAGACTGATTATGAAGCTAAGGTAAGAAACTTGACCCTTGATAGTGCAATTGAAAAAGCACTAACAGGAGCAAAGGCTAAACACACTGATTTACTATCCACTAAGATTGATAGAGAAAAGTTATTGATAAGTGAAGATGGTAAAGTATCCGGATTAGATGAACAGTTAAAAGGGTTAAAGGAAACTTACAAGGATCTATTCGAGGAAAAGATAAGTGGACCTACACCAGCTAATCCGGAAGGTGGTACTAAAGGAAACAACACTTATGAAGCATTAATGGCCAATGCTGACAATATGAGTGCTGAAGAAGTAGCAGCGCAATTTATGGCCATGCAAAATAATAAATAGGAAGAAGGAATGTTAAATGACAGTAGCAAATTTTAAACCGACATTATGGGAAGGGGCATTAATAGCTAACTTCCATTCAGTATCAGTAGCACATGCTATATCAACAAGACCAAGTAAAATTCAAGGTAACAAGGTAATCTTTAATAGAGTTGGAGCAGGTACCATCAAAGATTATACAGGAAGTATTTCATGGGATGAAATAAATACAACTCCTATAGAAATGACTTTTGACAAGAAAAAGTATTTTGCATTTAGCTTAGATGATTGCGACAAGGTTCAGTTAGTGGCTGATGTTATGGGAGCAACTACAGCTGAACATGCTGCAGTACTAGCTGAAACCTATGACCAGGATTTCTTTGCCGTATTAGGTGCAGGTGCTAAGAGTACCAATAAGATTGGTTCAACTTCATCTAAGATAAAAATTACTCAAGCTAATGTATATGACTATATAGTAGATTTAGGAACTAAGTTATCCAAAAACAAGGTCCCTAAAACTGAAAGGTATGTAACAGTAGACTCCGAAATATTAGGATTACTTTCTAAGGATAGAAGATTTACAGCTAATCCTAATGTATTAGTTAATGGGGTTGTAGAAGGACAAACTATTAATGGTATGCAAGTAGTATGTAGTGAAGAAAAGCCAACTAACATTATAGTGGCACATCATAAATCTGCAATAGGTGCAGCTAAGCAACTTGATGAAATGGAAGCTATGAGACTTCAAACAAGTTTTGCTGATGGTGTTAGAGGATTATGTATGTATGGTTCTAAGGTATTGAGAGATGAAGCTATAGCAGTTTTATATTATGAATTAGGAACTTCTGCAGATATTGAACCAATCAATGTTACAATATCCAATACTACAGCTAATCCAGTAAATACTAAGGAAGTAACAGGAGCATAGGAGAGGGTAAAACCTCTCTTTCTTTATGAAATGAGGTGTTTAAATGACACAGATAGATGAAGTATTCCAGGCACTTAAATTAAGACCTGGAATATCTAATTTAAGTGATGACTTACTAAAAGATTTTATACAAGACTCGTTCAATGATGTATCTGAATATATTAACCTAGAAGATGGCTTAGAAATGCCTATAGGGTGTATTAGTATAGTTAAAGACCTAGTAGTTATTAAGGTTAATAAAATAGGTTCTGAGGGCATTTCAAGCGAATCCTATGAAGGTGTAAGCCACTCATATATTGATGGTATACCTAAAGAAATTAAAGCTAGATTAAGGAGATATAGGAGGCTACCAAGGTGAGTGTTATAACAGATATGAAACCTATAATACTCCAGGAGAAAGGAGAAAGTAATAGTCCTTCTGGTGCAATTAAAGAAGAATGGAAGGATATTAAAACTATTGATGTTGCTTTATATTTAACTGATGATATGAAATATACTCAAAGTTTAAGATATAATGAGAGTTCTCATATAGGCCTTACATTCTTTAAAGATATAGACAAGAATGAGAATAGGTTAAGGTTAGGCAACATCACATACACAATTACTAAAGTCAACCCTAAAAGTAAACTTACAACTTTATTATTGAAAGTAGTTGATACTAATGTCTAGTAATAAGGAATTTGAAAAAAGTTTCAATAAGGCTACTCTTGAAATTATAACTAGAGTTGCTGCAAATATGGAACAGGCTTGTCTTGTGGTTGAAGGAGATGCAAAGAAAAATTGTCCAATAGACCAGGGTAATTTAAGAGCTTCTATGCAACATGATGTTAGTATTACAAGAACTCAAATATTAGGTCAAGTTTCTAACAGTTCTGAAATAGCTCCATATGTTCACCAGGGAACTGGTATATATGCTAAGGATGGTAATGGAAGAAAGACACCATGGGGATATACAGTTAAAACTGGAAAATATAAAGGGTTTCATTGGACTAGAGGACAAAAGCCGCAGCCATTTTTAGAAAAGGCTAAATTAGATAATAAAAATAAAATATCTAAGATACTGGCAGGTGATTAGATGCTAGAAATAGCAATTAAAAATATATTAGATGAAATAGTTTCTCCTATAAAAGTTACACCTATATTCGGAGTAGGTGAAGGTCCATTTGTTACTTATACAATAACTGCTATAGATGGGGGAACAGTAAAGCAGAGTCAATGTGAGGTTAAAATCATAGATAGTGATTTTGATAATGCGTTACTTATAAGAGAAAAGATATTAAAAAAATTAGATATGGAAGCAAAGGATCCCTCTCTAGTGAACCGAGATATTATTTTAAGAAGTGGTTTAGCTGGTGGAGGTCCTTTGTTTAATGACTCAATTCAAATGTGGGAATTATCTTGCATTTTTATTATTAATTGGAGGTGCAAATAATGAGTGATATAAATGACATAGTATTAGGTGCTGGTGAGGTATATATGTATGAGTTTACAGGTGATACAATTCCAGAACATACAGCAATAGAAACTGAGGTACACAATGTTGGACATTGTTCAGGCGGCTTTAGTATTGATTATAAACCTGAAAAATATGAAGTTAAAAACCAATATGGAAACACAGTAAAAAGCTTTATAACTAAAGAGGAGATAACAGCCAAGACTGGTATATTAACCTGGTCTTTAGAAAAACTAGCTTTGCTATCTACAGCTAAGTTTATTGCTGACAAAGTAAAGAAAACTAGAACATTAAAGTTCGGTGGTGGTGGAGCTCTTAAGACAGTTCTTTTAAGGTTTGTCCACACTAAAGAAAATGGTAAGAAAATAAGATTTACAATGGTAGGTCAAGGAGGAAACGGCTTTGCGCTAGAGTTTAGTGACAAGGAACTAACTGTTGATAGTGAAATTACAGCAATAGAATACATTAAAAATTTCTTAGCAGAGTTTGAGGAAGAACTTACAGATGAAGAGGCAGCAGAATTACCAGAGGTTCAACCATAGAGGGTACTTATGTACTCTCTTTTTTTATTTAAATAGTTAGGAGTGAAGTTAATGTTAGATTTAGATAAATATTTAAAACAAAGTGTAGAAGTTAAGATTTATGGTCAGGTGATAGAGATATTACAACCTAGTGCACGTATGACAAAGGAAATAGGGCAGTTAGAAAAGGATATAACAGAAGAGAATTA